AGGTTCTGTTCCCGATAAAGCTGATTGGCATTTTAATACACGTAAAGAAGGTTCCCTTAATCTTTCGGTGAGAACCTCTCAGTCTCCCGAACCCACTATTTCAGCGCTTGGTATCAATTCCAATCTTACAGGTAAGCACTATGATTTTGTTATGATGGATGACGTTGTAGCACTACAAGATCGATTGTATCAGGTAGAACGAAATTATACAAAACTTATTATTAGTGAAGTTCGCGGTAACATTGTAAAGAAAACAGGATATACAGGTATTATTGGTACCCCATACGCTCGTGATGATGGTTTGGCGGCTATAGAGGAAGAGGGTGTCCCTATTCTTAAATTTCCATATCAGATGCTTCCATTTATTAAACCAGAAGAGATAGAAAAAGCTCGACGATCTATGCCTGATGCCTTATTTAAGATTAACTATGAACTTGATTATCGTAATACGGTAGATATGCTTTTTGCTAACCCATTTATGGGAACATGGAATAAAGCACGAAATAAAGAAGTATATGCTCATATTGATGCTGGTTATGGTGGTGAAGATAAAACAGCTCTTACTATTATAGCACGAATGCCTGATAACAGGGTGAATGTTGTAGGATTTGTTACAGAAAAACATATTAACGATTGGATTCCAGAAGTATTTATGTATTTACAACAATATGGTGCCCATGCGTTGTATATGGAAACCAATGCAGATAAAGGATTGATGCTAGAAAAGATAACAGCACATCCTCTTGCGAAGACTTGGGCAATACAGCCTTATCCGTATAGAGAAACACAAAATAAGCAAGATAAAATTGCTACCGTACTCAAAGATCAGTGGGAGCATCTTGTTTTTGCACAGGAAACCAGTGAAGAATATCTTGAATTAGTATGTGATTGGAATGAGAACACAAAAGTACTTGACGACCCTCCTGATAGTCTTGCTTCTATACTTCGTGAATCAGGATTCTCTTCGGGTGGATCATGGTTAGATTTGTATAGGGCTTATCAGTAATAAATCAGGGGTGTTGACAAAAGTATAACAACTGTATACTTTTATATACACTATGACAGAACCAACCAAACGTCCTCGTGGACGACCTCCTAAAAATAAAGATACCTCCTCTCAAGTTAAAGTAGACTCTACAGTAGCTTCACCAGAAGGGAAGTCAGAGTCTATCTCTCACATTGATGCTTCACAGTGGATAAATGTATTATCTGGCTTAGGTACTTCTCGTGATAAAACTGTTTACACTACATTCGGTTCTGCTAGGATTCTTGATCCAGTAGAGCTTACTCAGTTATATCTTGCCGAGGGGTTAGCATATCGTATTGTTCGCGCTCTTCCTGAAGATGCTACCCGAGAGTGGATTTATATCACAGACAAGTCTCATGAAGACATTATCATGGATGATATGTTACGGTTACAGGTAGAAGATATGTTTACCGAAGCGGGTTCTTCTGCTCGGTTACAGGGTGGTAGTATTATTATAATGGGAATTATGGATGGTCGCAAAATGGATCAACCTGTAAACGAAAGCGCTATCCGTGATATTGCATATCTTCGTGTAGTTGATTCTTCTTGTATTGATATTAGTGCTTCTGTATTTGATGAGAATATGGAAAGCCCTACATTCGGTAAATTACTCAAATACAAAGTTAGGCAGACATTAAATAATAAAACATATGATACTATGATCCACTATAGTAGAGTATTGGAATTTAAGTCTCCTCCTGTACCAAGTCAGATATATTCTGGTGTTACTCAAAACATGAAGTATTGGGGTATGCCTGTTCTTCAATCTGTATATAATACCCTTTCTGCTCATGGTTCAATACTTCAAAACGTATCCAATATTCTTTATGAATTTAACAGTGGGACTTATAAACTTACTAATCTTGGACAGTTACTTGCCTCAGGAAATGAATCTCTGCTTTATAAGCGTATGCAAGCTATACAAGCTGGTACTTCTACTCTTAATGCACGTATACTTGATAAAGATGAGGTTTATCAAAAAGATTATACCTCGTTAGCTTCTTTAGACCAGCTTATTGGTGTATATATGCTTGAGCTTTGTGCTGTTGCAAATATGCCTATGGTTAGATTGTTTGGTAAATCTCCCTCTGGTTTTTCTAGTGGAGAATACGATGTTAAAAATTATTACGATAGTGTTGAAGTTTATCAGCGCAATAGAGTAGCTCCTGCATTAAGATATCTATTAAAAATACTTGCATTAAAACATAAAATTAAAGGTAGAATTGGATTTGAATTTAATTCTCTTTATCAACTTAATGAAACAGAGAAAGTTGAAATCAAAAAGATTGAAGCAGAAGCTCTTTTCTATGAAGCACAAGCCTATGAAAAATATATGGAGAATGGTGTTCGTGATCCTGCGGCTATAGCAAAAGAAAAGGGTTGGGAAGATGAATATGTTGATATTGAACCTACCAATGTAACTGATCCACCTCCTTCAACATAAGAAGTCAAATATGATTCCTGATACTTATTTTTGGAGACAAGTAAAACTTTACCGTTCTGTCATGTCTCCTGCGCAAAGAAAACGAACTCGTGCTCGTAAACCAAAGGGAATTTCCTATCCGTTTCTTGTTGAAAGAAAATATGGAAAATATATATCTGCATTTAATCGTAATTTTGTATTGTTTGCGATAGAGCAAATAAAACCTTATTTATTAAAATATGCTATAAAACTTGATGCTCAAGATGATGAGTTAGAAGAAATACTTACAAGACTAGAAAATAATATAGAATCTTATTATGGATATGGATATTTTGCTACAAATAATTTAGGTGATTTTGTTACATCTTTAGCAGAGGAAGTTTTTGGAAAACATAATTCTATTTTTCAAGAAGAAATACGAGTGCTTACAGGTGGTAATCCTATTGATTTGGATTATACATGGTGGAATGAAGCTCGTAATATGTGGGAACAGGAAAATTTTAGACTAATAAAAAATATGAATAGAGATTTCATTACCAGATTAAATACGCTTGTTACAAGTGGAATTAACACTGGAATGGATTATGATAAATTATTATCAGAGATAGAGAAGTTATCCAGCAAATATACAGGTTTTAATGCACGTAGATTAGCAAGAGATCAGATTGGTAAGTTAAACGGTATGATCTCAAAGTATCAACAAACTTCTTTAGGGATGCAGACATATTATTGGCATACTATGGGAGATGAAAGAGTTAGAGGAAATCCCTCTGGTAGATACTCTAAAGCAATTCCACAACATTATTATATAGATAATATGCTTTGTTCTTGGGATAATCCAGAAGTTTACTCTGATGATCTTGGTAAGACATGGAAAAAAAGACCTGCTACTTGGGTACAAACACATCCCGGATTCGCGATAATGTGTCGTTGTTTAGCATATGCTAGTTTTAATGTGTATTTGTCCAGCATTGACAAAGAAATAGAAGGAGGTGCCTAATGAAATGTACTCCAGAACTACTCGAAAAGATTAAGGAAGCTATTGAAGGGATTTCTTACGGTTCGGTTACAATTACATTGGCTTCAAAAGGGGAATATGTAGGAATTAAGACAGAACGCCTTGAGCGTATCTGTAAAGATGAGATATTCAAGAAATCAGAATTCAAAAATGGATAAAATCAGGGGTGTTGACAAAAGTATACAGTAGTGTATACTTTTTTATACATACCGTGGAGGTATAAGAATGGTACGATATGATCGAATAGATGCTCCTACATGGATGACGGAATCTTTTACACAAACACCAGAGGGTTATATTCGTGGTAGAGCTTGTGTAACAAATATAGGCGTATTTCCATATAAATTATCGGATGGGTCTATTGAGTATGAACTTAGACATCCAGATGATGTTTTTGAAAATGAATCATTGGATTCTTTGAGATTAAAACCAGTTACAAATAATCATCCGAGTGAAGCGGTTACTGCTGATAATATAAAATTATTTCAGGTAGGTAATTTAGGTGATAATCCTATGAATGGAGATAATATTCACCTAACGATAGATATGATTATACAGGATGCACAAACTATTGATGATGTTCTTCGTGGGAAAAGAGAACTTTCTTGTGGATATACAGCAGATGTAGTTGATGAATCTGGTGTATGGCTTGGGATGCCATATACAAAACGACAAAAAAATATAAGATACAATCATGTAGCTGTTGTGGATGTTGCTAGGGCTGGTGAAGCCGCACGTATTAAATTGGATAGCGGAGATGGTATACTTATTCGTTCTTTTAGTGATGATGCCGCATTAGCGGTTGAAGATACAAATTCAAATAAGGAGGGTAGGATGGCCGATAATATGAAAACTATTCAGCTTGATTCTGTTGATTATGAAGCAGAACCTGCTGTGATCGACGCTTACCTTAAAGAGAAGTCTCGTGCTGACTCCCTTGAGAATACCGTACAGGCTAAAGAAGGTGAAATTGCTAAACTTGAAGCCGAGCGTGATTCTGCTAAGGAGAAACTGGATTCTGTAGAACAGAAACTGGCTGAATTAGAAGCCTCTCATCTGGATGAGGCAGAAATTAACAAGCGTGTACAGGCTCGTATTGAACTGATGGCACTTGCTAACGATGCCAAAGCAGAAGTAAAGGTTGATATGTCAGATATGGATATTAAGAAAGCGATTGTGCTTGCTGTATATCCGAAGACGTCTCTTGATGGTAAATCGGATGAGTACATCAATGCTCGTGTAGACTGTGCACGTGAAGATGTTGCTCTTGAAAAAGAAAAAAATGACACTGCAAATGTGAATGAGGGAAATCTCCCCACTACTAAAGTTGACGGTGTTGATTCTGCGAAAGAAGCGTATAACCGTATGGTGGAACGTCTTAATTCTCAGGGTCGTAAATAATAGGAGGCATACGAATGGGTGCTTACGGTTCCCCTGATGTCGCTATTGCTGGTATGGTAGTTGGATTTCATAATGATTTCGAGTCTGCCATTGCGAAAGAAGACATTGATTTTGGTTCCCCGGTATTCGGGTTTGTGGGTTCGGAGAACAAGTGCTATGGCCCGCACTTGGACAAAGCTACGGTTACGCTTAGTGCTAACCTTGTAGCATCGAATGTGTATACCGTCACTATTAACGGTACTGCTGTTGCAGAAACTTTTGATACGGATCACGCCACTAC